ACGGCTGGAACACAAACTGCCCCGCACCGTCCTGAAGGACGCGCATCGCAGCGATGCTCGAACCCTTCGCCATGAAACCGAACCCGGGCAGCGCACGCGCAGCCGCATCGGTTGAATAAAGCAGGTTCACCAGATTGGTGTAGGTGAATCCGCCGGTGGCCGCCAAGCCGGTGCCACCGATGAGAGCAGAGCCGGACGCGGTCACTATTCCGGTCGGTTCCACGGTCCCGGTGCCAGTCGTGAGCGCCGTGTTCACCGCGAACCCGAGAGCGTTCCCGCAGTTCATTGCCAGCAGCGACAGCACATCCACGCCGCTGTCTTCCAGCAACTCCCGCGATACCTGCGTGAGGAACCCGTACTTGTAGGCGCTCAATGTGATGAACGCGCTGAAGGCCGGGTCTGACTCGCCGAAGGTTGCAGCCTCAGAGTTCACGGTTCCGGTCGAGTAAGTGGACAGGCGTGGGATCTGAAGGTTCTCACCACCAGCGGTTGCCAGTTCAGTTGACACAGCAAGCATCGGGCCGGTGGCGCGAGCAAGCATGATTACCTGATCGTAGAACGAAGTTGGTACCGGTGACCCGGTGCTGCTCTTCGTAATGTCCCGCTTCTCGAAGTTGGCGGAACGGATCTCACCACGGGCCAAAGCACGGATCGTGTCCGCGTCGTTGGTTTGTGGCTTCGCGAACTCGATGGGACGGATCTCGTCCTGATGAGCCGCTTGCGCCGCACGAACTTCTTGCTCCGCTGCTGCCATGCTCTTTAGTTCGTCAATCATCTTTGTGCGGCGACTGAACTCTTCGTTCGCACGGTCAAACGTTACTTGCTCATCAACGGTCATCGCACGGTCCTCAGATGCGGCGGCGTCAACAATCGCCTTCGCGACCTCAAGGTCTTTCGCGCGAGCCTCGAATTGTGCTTTCAAGACATCCATTAGTTTCCTTAGATAGTTTCGGTTAGGTTTGTGTCGGCTCCGACACGATCACACCGGCGGCTCCGCCTAGTGTGGAAAATTATGCTGACGCCTGCAGCGCCATGAGTTGCACCATCTGCTTCGCAAGAGTTAGACCGTGCTGCTTCTGCTCCTCAATTTTCGGGGCAAGAATATCAACGATGCCACGCAGCAGGTCCGCTTGGTCGGATGTCAACCCGTCCTCCGACTCCAACGCGGCGAGTGCGAGGGCTAGTGATTCGGGGTCGGCGTCGGTGCGATGCGCCAGTTTCCTTACCGTTGCCGACGTCGCAGCGTAAGCGGGTTGACCTGTCACCACACTCACCTCATGCAACCTTACTTCGGTCAGGGTGCGCCGGTCACCGGACGGGGACCACATGTCACCGCCGCGAGGAACGGAGAAACCAAACGACATCGAATCCGCGACACGTGTCTCCAACAGCACGGCAAGGTCACGGCCAGTGGTTGTTGCCGGCAGGTCCGCTTCGGTGAGTAAACCTTTCTCATCCTCCATTAACCGCAACGTGCCGGAACGTGTTGACGCCAACAGGAGTGTGTCATCATGGTTGACGTACATGCGAATGTTGTTGCGAGACTTCAACGATTTATGGAACGCACCCGGTTGTATTTGCTCAATGAACGGCAACGGTTCGGAGTCGGAATTGAACACGGCAGCGTAACCGCGGAACGACATGCCGTCACCCTGCTGACGTATCTCGAAGTCTTGCATGACAAGTTCGCGTGTCTCAATGGTCATTGGTTTCTCCCGATCCGTTTCCTGTTGAATCATTTCCGCTTGCCGCTGAAACCAGTCACGTGCCGGTGCCGGGTCAAGCGGGTTGATGCCCCACAAGTAATGTGCGACAGCACCGGCGCCGGGGAATTGCGGGTCGTCTGCGTCGCGGTTCTTTGCCGCTTGCAAATCGACGGCGTGTCGTGCACCCCACGCGTTCGCCCGAATAATCTTGTCGTCACTGATCTGCCCGTCTGCCATTAGTCGGGCCTCGCGCAACGTCTGGTCTGTCAGGCCGTCACCGCCGAGACCTTCACGGTTGTACTCCAAACCTTTGCGTGCGGCGTCTTGTATATATTTCGGAACCGCGGGTGCACGCATCTCCCCACCCGGCTCGATATCTTCGGCGATGCTAACCGCAACCATCTGGTCGATTGCGGCTTGCTTCGTGGTGTGGCAGCCGATAACTTCGCCGTCATCTTTGACTGTCGCCCAACCATCGCAACCGGCAGCGGTGTCAGAAATTAAGTACGGCATTACTCGTCCATCGTCTGATAAAGAACACCAAGCACGCAACCATCAGGATCGCTCAACGCGTACAGCGCTTCGGTCCTGTTCAGCACAAGATTCACAGTCGCCGACGGGTCGAGGTGCAACGAATTAGCGGTTGTAATCCCAGAGCCGCCAAGATGAATGAACCTGCTCGAAGCGTGCTCCATATTGTGCAAATAAACTTTGACCGGACTGGTACCGCCGGGCACGACAACTTGCGCCGCAGTGCCGAGAGTGATCGCCGCATTGTAAAGGGTCACGGATAAACCCCACCGGGGTCGGTCGGGTCAATCTGCGCAACACCCTGCAGCAACACAGGTGGGACACCTGTGTGCACTATCGGAGGCATATCCAACGACGTGAGGATTGCGGCAGGATCAAACCCTGCGTTGATGAGACGCGCCACCATCATTGTCTTACGATCCATCTCAACAATGTTTGCGGCGCTTAGGTTCACGTTCGCCAACGGCACCCGGTACTCGTCGCCACCATCAGCCGGTGGCATGTCCTCCAAACGATGGATATCGTTCACGGAAAGGAAACCAGACTGCTGCCCCGTGGAGTACGCGGCGAACCGTGTCTGAATATCTCCACGCAGAATTGCGTCAAGGTTAAACTTCACGAACACGGGACCGGGCAGCAACGACGAGTACGCGGTTTCCAGTTTCGTAATGATGGGCCGGAGAGTGTATTGAGCGAACTGGATAGCGTTCTGCTCCACGCTCGCGTACGACATTGCACCGGGGGTTGCTACTTGCAGGAGGTGCAACGGGACACGGAATATGCGTGCGATCTCTTCGACCGCGAACTGTCGCGACTGCAGCATCTGTGCTTGCTCAGGGTCAACGCCAGTCTTAACAAACTTCGCGCCACCGTAAAGGACACCGGGCCGGTGAGAACGTTTCAACCCTTTGTGACCTTGCTCGTACCCGTCGGCTAAATCTTTCGCTTGCTCCTGTGTTAGCGCACCGGGCCATTCAATAATCCCGGCGGTTGTTGAGCCTTGCCCGAAGAACCTTGCACTGAACTCTTCGAGTGCTGCCGCGAGACCGAGACCTTGTTTAACTTCGGTGATCCTCGAAACACCACGCAACGCACCGGGGCGACGCAACTCCGTGATGTGTAGAACCTCACCGGTTGTTAGAACCGCACCGTTCTGGATAACGTACTCAACTTCGCGGGTTTCGTAGTTGCGCCGCACCTCAACACGTGTCGGGTCGAGAACGGTCAAGGCAATGACCTCACCGTTGCCGTTCCTGAAGATGCGCACAAAGATGTTGCCGTCAAGGAGTAACGAAACCATCGCTTGTTGCAAGTGGTCTTCGCGTGACACACCAAGGTCGGGGTTGTCCAGCCAAGACGGTTTCGGTCGGTAAGGTAACCGTTCTCCACCGTCACGGTAATATGTGTCAGCGGGTAGTGTGGAGATAGTGTCGGCAAGCAAACGGACGCACGCGTAAACGGCACCGATCTTCAGTGATGTGTCCTGTGTGATGACGGTACCGGAGTACGTTGTTTGCATCAGGTCGGAGCCGGAACCGAAAATGGTTTGGAAACTAATCGCACGCTTCTCGAAGAGGTTACGCAGCATTAGACTTCTCCAACGTTATCCCAACCAACGCGAGTGCAAGTCCACCAACAATGAACCCGGCCACTGGACTAAACAACGCAGCACCAGCAACGATAGCCACCAACCCTAAAACTTGCAGAACCATCGCAACCATCATGCTCCCTATGTTGTAAAGAATCCCGGCATCGCCAGTTCTGCCACCTGCTCACGTCTAGCGGTCGCACGATCAAACGCAATAACCGCAGCAACCGCAGCGTCAATCCTTCTTGACGACCCGCGATGTTCTTTCACGATACGCGGACCGAGCCGGTCAACCTTAACCGCACAGTTACTCATGTGTCGCAGCAACGTCGGGTCACCGTCATGCGTCAAGCCTTGACTGGTTACCGCGTCATAAAACTTCGCGGTCGCTGGGACCATCCGCGACGGTGACGAGGACGGGTACTCCGTAATCGGAACACCCTGATCAGCCAACGCCTCCATGCTCCTTTGCCACCGGAACGGGTCGCACGCAACTTCGAGGACGTTCCACTCAAGTTGTGTCGCACGGATACGTTCCTCCACTTCACTTATGGGCACACGCCAATCAGCGGGGTCGGTTGGTGACTTCTCCCAAACGTCAATCAACCACACGTGCGGTTCCGGTTCAACGGTGCAACCAACAATCACGGTGGCGTCCCCGTTAAACGAACCATCAAACCCAATCACTACCGGTGTGTCACGGTCAACAACCCGCGATGACGTAAGGTTCTCAAACGCGGCAGCCGGCAACCATGCACGTTGCGACGCCACCCACGTGTTCATCCTTTTAATACGGAACTCGTTCTCCGGTGTGCGCTTCACCGCCGACTCAAAATCTTCCGTGTCCTGCAGGTCACCGAACCCGGGGTTAGCGGCTGGCCACGCTTTCGGGTCACGGTGGTCTGCGGTGTCCTCACCCTTCCACCAAGCCATGAAGAACGAGTCGTCAACAATTTCTTTCGACGCAACCCGTTGCCCGTACTGGTACAACCGGTACGCAACACTATCCAAACCAGTTGTGTCGGTGCGAACACCCGCTGTGGTCACGGCAATAGTCATAGAATCTTTCCGTGCCGCTTGCGCCAACGACATCACGTTCCACAAGTCATCATTCGGTGCCGAGTGGAGTTCGTCATAAATAACCAGTGTCGGTGACAAACCTTCTTTAGTGAACGCCTCCGACGACAA